TCACGCAAAATAGGAATTTAATTTATCCTCGGTGTTACTGATTGAAACCTCTGCGTCTAAATGTGTATATATCTCCAACGTAACCTGTATGCTCGAATGTCCTAATAATCGTTGTGCGGTTTTTACGTCAATACCTGCATAGTACAAATTAGTTGCATATGTATGACGGAATATATGTGGTGTAACGTCTTTTGCGATTAATCGTATAGCCGTGTCCGAACGTGAAAACTCGTCACCGCCTGCGGCAACATTCATCTTATCTAATATATTATACCAAAAACGACGGAACGATGATTTTGTCATAGGTTCACCGCTTTTCATTGTAAATAAATATATATTTTTTGCGTGTGCAATATATTCTTGCAATTCTGACAATAGTTTTGCCGGAAGAGGAATAGAGCGGTTGCCTGCGTGTGTTTTAGGTGAATTTTTTAGGTGACTTTCACCGTCTTTTATCACCAAATTTTTGTTTATGATTAATCTACGATTTTTGAAATCAATATCTTTGACGGTCAAAGCCAGTGCTTCACCGCGTCTTACGCCAGTGTAATATAGTAGATCTACAAATACACGTTCACGTTGCGTCAGTTTTGCTTTTTCTAAAATTGCTTTCTCTTCGTTCGATAATGACCGCTTTTCTTTCTTTTGTGATTGCGGTAATGAAACTTTCAACGAAACGTCCTTGTAGATGTATTCATTTATTATCGCTTGTTGGATAATCTGTTTTATCGTCAGTCTAACGATTTCAGCAGTTCGGTAATGACCGACACTGATAATGTCATTTAACATTTCTTGAATATGATGTGACTTCAACGCACTCAAACGAATACCGCCTATTTCGGGTATAATGTGCGAATTTAAGGCGTTTAAATACATTGCATAGGTGTTATACTCTTTCGCTGATTTGTACAGCTTTAGCCACTTTATTCCCCACTGCTCTACGGTCATTCCCTCGTCATTTATTATGATACCTTTATTTTGCAGGCTCTTGAACTCGGCGACCTTTTTGTCCAGTTCCATAATTGTACGACCGTACAGTGTTTTACGTTTCGGTTTGCCGTCATCTGTATATCCGACAATCGTACTTGTTGCATAACGTCCGTCGGGACGTTTTTTATATTTAGCCATAAATAACACTCCTTTTTCGTTTTTTTGTATTGAAAATAGAGTGCATTTGTGTTACAATATCATTGGTATGGGATATTGTGTATAAATGCACTTTATTCTTTTTCCTCTGCCTGCTACAACAGGCAGGGGATTTTTTATTGCAATTTATTAAAAATCGACTATTTTAATAAATTAATTGCGATTTTGATACATTTTGTTACGTTTTTTGTGTTTTTAATGCGATTTTAGAATGTTTCTTCACAAATACCCAAAACTTTACCGCAACATTCGTTTCTGATATATTCATTAATGATTATATCGGAATATTTTTCATTATGTGAAATTAATCTGTCAACACCTAATTCCTTAACATATGCGTTACCGTCCACAACAAATATCCCGATTTCACCGATTTCAATACTTGGCTGTTCTTTGACGAATAACTTATCGCCGTCGTGATATGTCGGCTCCATACTGTCACCCGATACACGGACAATAAAATCTGTACCCTTTGGCGGTTGCTCCACAAGGTCAACCTTTTCAGGATATTCTTCGTCCAACGGGTTTCCTGTTCCTGCCGATACAGGCATATCGTAATATGGTACTTTATATTTTTTAATAGGTATGATGTTATCGTAATTTGGTTCGGTAGCGATTTTATCAATACGTTCTAATTCAACATTCATTATAACATTTACGGCTTTTTTGCCGTGATCGTCTAATCTTCTATAATCAGATACTAATTTTTTTTCTACTAAAGAATACGTATCTTGTTTAAGGTTTTTTATATCATCTTGATATAGATAATTAGCGTCGCAATTTAATGCAGAGAATAATTTATACATTATTTCGGGTTTTGGAATACTTACTTCTTTTTCATAATTAGCGATAGCACCTTTAGTAACATTGATACTCTTTGCTAATTCTTCTTGGGTTAAATTCATACCCGTGCGAAGTTCTTTTATTCTTGTACCTATACTCATTTCGCTCCCTCCTTTAATACTAATATACACTAAAAATCTTTTCTTGTCAAGAAAAAAGTATAAGAAATTTGAGAAAAAAGACTTGATAATATAAGAAACTTGTGTTAAAGCATAATTAGTCAAAGAAACTTGAACATAAATCAAAGGGGGTGATAAAATATGGATACAATAAGGCAAAACCTACGTTTTATACTTAACGAAAAAGGTATTAAACAGAAAAGTTTGGCACAAAAAGCCGATATTCCCGAAAAAACATTAAGTGCTATGTTGAATGGGCGTAGAGAAATACATCATAATGAAATAATTAGTATATGTAATGCTCTAAGCATTACTCCAAATGATTTATATGGTGTACAAAAATCGGCATAAACGAAAGGGAGTGAGGGAATGAACATTTACAAAGCAGTTAATAAAGCAAGAAAACATAAACGTTTTATAACACGAAAAAAATACATAAGAACGATGTTGGCTAGTGTAAAGATAAAACCGACAGACAGTGCAGAATGTTGTATAGTATTCAAGAACAACAAGTCCTCTGTAAGTCGTTGGAATCCGTCCGCAGAGGACTTAGCTGCAAAAGATTGGATTATAGTAGATTAAATGAAAGGTATCATAGATTTAATCTTAGCGATATAGTCCATAACGGTATCTACATTGTTTTTAAAGCGATTTTCCATATAAATTATAGCTTTGTCGCTAAGCACAGATTCATATACAATATCATCGGCGAAGAAACAATGTAGTAGTTCTGCTCTATGTAGTTCACGACAAGTAGCGTCAACGTCTTCAATAGACCAATTAGGAAAGAGTTCTTTCTGTATTTCTTCAGAACCTCCCATAGAGGAAGCTTGAATTTTATTCATACCGTTTGAACGCTTTTGAAGATATGCTTTGTACAAAGAGCAAATAAGATAATCAGAATCTTTGGTTATTTCAATATCCATATATAATCACCTCCTTTGAGGTTGATTATAACATTAATTTACAAAATTCGCAATAGACGAACAAAAATCAGCATAAACGAAAGGAAGTGAGGGAATGAGCGAAGAAAAAATAAAAGCGATTGCAGAAATGCTTTCGGGGTTAAAACGTTACGAGTGGTCGAGATTAAAAATTGCTATCGAACGTATGTATGATTCGGCATCTTGTAAATTGCCTTTGGGAGATGCCGAATCTATACAAAAAAATATCGCATTAGAAATGAAAGATATTAGTCATCTATAATTTGTATCATAGATGGATGTAAGCGATAGTCGTGACCTTGGTATTGAACGTGTATGTATCCATATTTAAAACATTCGGCAACGGTAGAGCCTTCAAGAAATGTTAAGTTTTCTGTAAAATATGTTACAGGATTTTGACAGTCAGCTACTGTGCCAGTTTCGGTTATGTCAGTCCAATTACCAAGTAGATTTGCGTAAATTCTCATATAATCACCTCCATTCTGTGGTGATTATAACACAAATAACTGGAAAATACAATCAGTGAGGAAAGAGGTCAAGAGATAATGGATATATGGGATATTTTAATGGAGCACCCGTTGGCAGTAACGGTTGTAGTTTCAATTATTTCAAGTGCAGTTTTTTGTACATTGTTTAATTGGTTATTAAGATAACAACTACTGACGTTTCGCAAAGGTGAGGAGTGAAAGAAAATGAGAAACAGTGACCCCTATGCAGGTATATTCTATTTAATGGGTATAGTGTTCGGAGCGGTCGTTATTATTTCGTTATTAAAGGGTTGATAGAGAGGAAGTGAGGGGAGAGATGACGTGGATAGTTATTTTAGTAATCGAATGCTTAGAATTAATGGCAACATTAATAAAGCGTAGAAATGAAAGCACAATAGAACAAACAAAATTTAATTACATACTTGAACAAGGCTTGACAATATTGTTAATCCTATTGTGCTTAGTTCATGATTAATGATTGAGTAAGTCTAAAATTAATTTGAAAAATTTATAAATCATATTGCGTATATTATCATCATTTAGAACACCATAAAGAGTATAAAGAACTGATATGATTTTTCCGAGTGATTCTATCTGGTTTGAAATTGTATCTAATTTCGGAAAGGGGTCGATATTAGTTTCTGACTCTAAATTGGTTTCACATTTTGATTTTATATCGTTATATAAATTCATAAGTTTTTCGTAGGTTTGAACAGGGATAGACGCATTCCTTTCATTTAGTGATGAAAGCAGTTCATCAATAGGCAAAGTTAATTCGTCCAAGGTCAACTCGCCTAATTCGTCTAAAGTAAAGTCACCTAATTCTTCCAAGTTCAAATCTGTATTATCTAAATCATCTAAGTTCAAGTCCATATTAATCACCTCCATTCTACGGTGATTATAGCATAATATCAAGAATTTCACAATGACAAATAGAAAGTAGGTGAAAAACAATGGCAAAAGTAATGGTAGAAGTAAAGCAAGTAGATTTAAAGACATTCCGCACAATGTACGGTATACCGGAGCATACTGTACAACGTTGGGTACATGTCAAAGGCTTTCCGGCATACAAGTTGGGTCAGAAATGGTACGTTGACCTGAAAGCATTTGAAAAATGGCGTGAAACAGAACACGCCAACAGCTACAAATATGCGTAAAGCATAATAAAACACCTTGCAGGCAGACAAGGGCTGTCCGCATATTATCCGTAAAGTAGACTTTTCCCAATGAGTTTAAATTTTAATGAAATCTGTTTTGCGGACGGCTCCTGTGTGCCTGTGAGGAAGTAAAGAGAGGTAAACAAATGAACACAATAGGAATTGCGCTGATTAGTTTCGGTATCGGACTAATCATAAGTTGGAAATTGGCAGAAAGGGACATAAAAAATGCTAAAAAGAAAACCAAAAACAGAGAATGAGAAAACGGAAGAATATTTCCACAGAGAAGTATTTCCGATGATTAACGCATTCGCCAAAGAATGCAAGGGACACGCAAAGCAGAAAATAACGGTGAAAGGAATATTTTCAAATGAACAAATATGTAGTAATGACGGGCAGAGATGATGTAGTGGTTTTGAATGCCGATGACAACAAGTCGGTTAAGGCATACATAGCAAAAGGATACGGGATAACAAATCGTATCAAGTCAAAGCACCCGCTTGAAATGAGTGTCGCAAAGATTATCAGAGGAGAGCAATAATGACGGCAAAACAAATAGCGGAACTGCACGATTTGTGTTTGCAGATTAATTTATTCGCAGAAAAACACAAGCGAGCGCCTATTGCTATGTATCATCTGATAGGCGACGAAAATCCATTTACAGCAATGATATGTATAGAAATATGTCAAACTGAACCGTTTGATATAATCAAAACATTTACACTTTCAACGGACACCATTTCGACCGAAGATGTAAAAGGAAGATATTACAGATTAGTTAGGAAGTATTTGAAAGATTTAGTTGAAAAGAATGTGGAGGTGAAAGAGAATGAATGATGAAGTAGAGAACTACGATAATGAAGAATTTATCGCGATATTAACTGCACTTGGCAGTAACACAAAAATATTGATTAATGGTAGTACTGATTTTGAAATACGCCATTCTTGGAACAACGGGGAGCCGTACATCAATGTCGTAAATAAAAAAGACCGTTAGAGCTGGCACTCGTAAACGGTCAAAGGTAATTACATAGATTAATCTATGTTTTACATATATTATACCACAAAAAAATAAAAAATCAAGAAAGGAATGATAAAAAGTGGGTAATGCAAATTTATTAGAGGTTGCTCGTGGAGCAATCGGCGAAAGATTAGACTATGAACTGGGAAAGGTTGTTGATAATATCAGCGACCTAAACACAAAGGCGGACGCCGTAAGAAAGATAACGCTGACGCTGTCGTTAAAGCCGGACAGCGAGCGACAGAACATAAAAATGTCGACACAGGTAAAATCAACACTTGTACCGACAAACAACATTGAAAGTGCGTTGTACTTGACGGAATCAGACGAGGGCAAAGCATTAGTCGAAATGTTGCCACAAGTACCGGGACAAATGGCATTAGACGGCTCGGAGCAAGACGAGCCAAAGGTTATACCAATTAAGAAAGCAATGTAATTTAAGGAGGATAAAGATAATGATTAACAAAGAGTTTATTGAAAAAATCGAGGATATGACAGGACCAAAGGTGATTGAAACCGACCATGGCGCATTTTCAGACAAGCAACTACACAGAATTGAGGACAGATTGATTGATACAACCAAATTGTCAAGTCTAAGTGGTTTAGTCACTATGATGAAACAAGAAATGGACAATTATGATAAGCCATTATTCGTCAGAGTGGTATCACCGGAGCAGGTTGATGTATTGGGTACGGTCAGATATGATATGCAACGTGAAAGACCATATGTTGCATATGCAAAATTCAATAGCTTTGACTTCGACAGTTATATGAGCATTGAAAATATGATTATCTGCCTAAAGTCACGTTTTGCACCGACAGAGGACAGAGATTATCTTGTACAGTTACTCGGCAACATTACCGATCAACAATCAGTTCAGACGAAAGATGACGGTATTACACAGTCAGCAACTGTCAAGAGTGGTATTCAGTTGATAGGTGAACAGAGAATTAAGCCGATTGTTACGTTGAAACCATACAGAACATTTTTAGAGGTTGAACAACCGGAAAGTGATTTCTTAATCAGACTTAAAGACGGCAGAGCAGCACTGTTCGAGGCGGACGGCGGAGCTTGGAAATGTGAGGCAGTAAAAAATATTGCGGACAAGCTAAGAGAATTGCTTGAAGATGTACCGAATGTACATATAATTGAATAATAAAAAAGCGGGGGAATTTAATTTCCTCCGCAATACCGTTCAACGGCATATATTATAACACATCGATATTTTAACACATAGAAAGGAAAATGTCAAATGTTCGGATACATTGATGTTGACAAAGAGATAACAGGCAACTACGGCAAGGACAGTTGTGGCGAGGAAGTAGTTGCCTGTACTTGTGACGAGTGCAATGAGCCTATATTTGTAGGCGACAAATACTATGAAATCGCAGATATAGTTGTCTGCGAAAACTGTATAGAGGAATTCGCGAGGACAGGAGAGGTAGATATATGAGTGAAGATATTAAGATATTAGAAAATGCAGAGGGTGAGTTTGGAATTATTACAGTGAACCAACTACCGGTTATATCGGAGCAGTTGGACAAACTGCAAGAGATTATTCAGGAACGTACACAAAGTGCCTTGCAATATGAGTGTACGGAGGATAATTACAAGCAAATAAAGTCAATGAGAAGTGCATTAACAAAAGAACGCACGGAACTTGAAAAACGTTATAAAGAGGCTATGGAAACAGCAATAGCACCGATACAAGCGGTACAGAACAAGTTCAAAAGTTGTATGAGTGTTTACAAAGATACAGACGCACAGTTGAAAACAAAAATAAACAGTGTGGAAAACGGTATAAAGGACATCAAGAAACAAGAGGTTGTTGAATATTTTAACGAGTATGTAGCCTCAAAAAATATTGATTTTCTTACATTTGACAAGCTCGGTATTAACATAACAATGTCGGCAAGTATGAAATCATTAAAAAACGCTGTAAAAGATGCCATTGACAGAGTATCTTGTGATTTAAAAATGATTGAAACGCAAGAGGACAAAGAAGCTATACTTGTCGAGTACAAGAAAAGCCTCAACGTATCGGAAGCAGTTCAAGTCGTCAAGGCTCGTATGCAGGCTATACAAGAGGAAAAAGAAAGAGAGATTGAAAGAAAAAGAGCAGAGATACAAAAAGAAGTTGCCTCACAAAAGGTTGATGAGCAAATAGAAAAGCCGCTCACACCACCGGAAGTAATCAAGCCGGTAGAAACAGAGATTAAGCCACAAGAAGAAAAAATATTCGCGGTACAGTTTAAGGCATACGGCACGCGACAACAGTTAAAGCAATTAAAAGAATTTATGAAGAAAGAAGGTATTCGTTATGAATAATCAAATTGCAAGACAAAAACCGTCATTCAGTACGGCGATTACAACGGATAAATTCCAGAGGGCTATAAATAACACATTGCAAGACCCGAACCGAGCAAGACGTTTTACATCATCTATCATTTCGGCGGTGTCTGCCAATCCTGCACTACAAGAGTGCGAGGCAGGAACGATAGTGTCGGCGGCATTACTCGGTGAAAGTCTTAACTTATCGCCGTCACCGCAGCTTGGACAATATTACCTTGTGCCATTTAATGATAACAAAAATCATTGCAAAAAGGCACAATTTCAGCTTGGATATAAGGGATATATTCAGCTTGCGATACGCAGTGGATATTATAAAAAGCTAAATGTACTTGCTATCAAAAAAGGCGAACTCGTTAAGTTTGACCCTTTGGAAGAAGAAATAGAAGTACAGTTAATTGACGACGAAGAACAAAGAGAGCAAACCGAAACAATCGGCTATTATGCAATGTTCGAGTATCAGAACGGTTTTAAAAAAGCAATTTATTGGTCTAAGTCAAAAATGGAGCAACACGCATTGAAGTATTCACAAGGTTACAAAGCAAGAAAAGGTTATACATTTTGGGAAAAAGATTTTGACGGTATGGCATATAAAACTATGTTACGTCAGCTAATCTCCAAATGGGGCATTATGTCCATTGAAATGCAAGACGTTTATTCAAAGGATATGGCAGTAATCAACGAGGACGGCGAAACAGAATACATAGATACAATCGATACGACGTATACGGAAGTTGAACAGCAAGAACCTGATGATTTTGGGGAACAACAGTCAAATGTTCCTACAGAAGAAGCAGACGAGCCTATGTCACTTGATGATTTTGATTGATATGGAATACAACATCATCAGCACAGGTAGTAAGGGGAACGCCGTAGTTATTAATGATGTTATACTCATAGATTGCGGCGTTTCGTTTAGAGCGTTAAAGGACGTATACAAGAATATAAAAATTGTGTTATTAACACATATCCATTCGGACCATTTTAACAGGCGAACAATTAAAGCGTTGGCGAATAACCGCCCAACATTACGGTTTGCGGTGGGAGTTCACCTGTTAAATGATTTGGTTGAATGTGGTGTCGATAAAAGCAATATAGACGTTGTAGAGGCGGGCAAGACATACAATTATGGATTGTTTCAAATATCACCTATAAAGCTGTATCACGATGTACCAAACTTCGGATACAGAATATTTATGAACAACGAGAGACTGATATATGCAACCGACACCAACAGTATGAAAGGCATAAAGGCTGAAAATTACGACCTTTATATGATAGAAGCAAATTACATAGATGAAGAAATACAAGAGCGAATACGAGAGAAAGAGCGACAAGGACAGTATGCTTACGAGCGTGGTGTTTTACATACACATCTAAGCAAACAAAAATGTGATAATTTCATTTACGAAAACATCGGGCGTAATGGTTCATATGTATATCTACATCAACACGAGGATAGAAATAATGGAAATACAGGGTGTAATCAAGGACTATGACGGCGAATTTCTTACGATAGTCGCACCGTTTGACAATACAAGCGCATTGGAACAGAAGTGTATAACAGATTGTGAAATTCGTTTGAACGACGGACGGAGTATATCGAACAAACAAAGACGTAAGATATTCGCACTGGTGAACGATATAGGTACATACATAAACGGAATATCAAATAAGCGCGAGTATCAAGAAGAATTGAGGTTGATGAAACTGCTGTACATAATAGACAAGAGTGATAACGAAGCACTTCGCAGGCAACTTACGTTGAATTATTGTGAGTGTTTGGATATTGATATATTCAGTCTGTCGGACGTAGATATGACAACCGCTAAAGATTTTATATCGTGGCTCATTGAACTATGCATAAATCACGATATACCGACAAATGACAGTCTATTAAATATAACAGAGGATATAGACAGGTATTTGTATCTATGTTGTGCAAAAAGACGTTGTGCGGTGTGCGGAAAGAAAGCCGACATACATCACGTCGATACTGTCGGTAGCGGTGTAAATCGCAAAACCACACACCACTTAGACAAGGAAGTTCAGCCGCTATGTAGGTTACACCACACGGAGGCACACAAAATAGGAAAAACAGACTTCAATAACAAGTATCATTTAACATCAATAAAACTTGACGAATATTTGTGCAAGGTGCTTGGATTGAAGAAATAATCAGGAGGAAATGCAATGGTAAAAATAAGAGTAGAAGATACATACACGAACGAAGTATTTGAAACCGAATGTGACGGTGCATTGATTTCAATGCACCAACGCAAAGGGAATAATCGTGTAGCACATTCGATTGTCATTGGAAGATTTAACATTAAATTATTAAAACTCATAAGAAAAGATATAAAGGAGATTTTAAAGAGAGCATTTAAGGGGGAAGGAAGAGTTGAATAAAGTTATATTAATGGGACGTCTTACAAAAGACGTTGAAATAAGACAAACACCGAACAATCTTTCAGTCGCAAGATTTACTATTGCGGTAAATCGAAGATTTGTAAAGGACGGTGGACAACAAGCTGATTTTATCAACTGCATTGCGTGGCGTAAGACAGGTGAGTTTATTTCACGATATTTCCAAAAGGGCAGTATGATTGCGGTAGTCGGAAGTATTCAAACAAGAAGTTGGGACGGTAATGACGGTAAAAAGCAGTATGCGACAGAAGTTATTGTAGATGAGGCGTACTTTACCGGTTCAAAATCTGAAAGTAGTACAGGCGGTAATACCGATTTGTCTGATAGCGGTTTAGATGATTTAAACAGTCAATACGGTGAGGATTTTGCAACAATCGGTGATGAAGAAGATTTGCCGTTTTAAGAGGTGTAGTGTATGAACAACGGAATTAACTACTTTCCGCTGAACGTACATTTAGATGATAAATTTGAATTAATCGAGGCTGAATTTGGACTGAAAGGGTTTGCGATAGTCGTTAAGTTGTTCCAAAAGATATACGGACAGCAAGGTTACTATTGTGAATGGACAGAAGACGTTGCATTATTGTTCGGAAAGAATGTAGGTTTGGGTGGTGATGCCGTGTCCGAAATAGTGAGAGCCGCGATTAAAAGAGGTATATTTGACAGTGAACTTTATGACAAGTATCAAATCTTGACTTCGAGAGGAATACAAGAAAGATACTTCGAGGCAGTCAGTCGCCGTAAAGAAGTTGAAGTCAGAAAAGAGTACCTCTTAATTAAAGTCGACCAAATTTATAAGAATGTACGCATTTTAAATGAAAATGTAAACATTTCAAGCAAAAATGTAAACATTTCCGAACAAAAGAAAGTAGAAGAAAGTAAAGTAAAAGAAAAGAAAGTAGAAGAAAGGGAACTGCCACGTCTGCCTGTAAGAATTGTTAAGCTATATGAGAACAATATAGCACCTTTGACACCGATTACACTGCAAGGCTTAGATGATTGGCTTAATGCTATGTCAGAAGATGTCGTTGAATATGCTATAAGCGAAGCTGTAAAGAACAACAAACGTAATTACAAGTATATAGAGGCTATATTGCGTAATCACTTTAACGCAGGACGTACCACGCTTGCGGAAGTGCAAAGTGCAAAGCGAGCGTATAAAGGCAATGAAAATGAGCTTAGCATTAACAGAGACGATAGCCTTGATTATGACGAACTTGAAAAAATAATGAGGGAGAAAACATAAATGATTGTATTTTCTATAGACCCCGGCAATATACAAAGCGGTTGGTGCATTGTTGACGGAGAAACAATGAAACCACAAGACTTTGGAAAGACCGATAATGATGAGTTGTTAGACAGTTTTGAACGTCTGATAAGAGTATATCAAGTAGACGTTGTTATTATTGAAATGGTGGCGTGCTACGGTATGCCGGTTGGACGTGAAGTGTTTGAAACGTGCGTGTGGATAGGCAGATTTACCGAGAAAGCAAAGCAACTGCAAAAGGATGTTGAGTACATAACACGTAAAGATGAAAAGATTAACATCTGTCACAGTATGAAAGCCAACGACGCAACTATTCGCAGGGCTTTGATAGACAGATTTGCAAAGCACGATTTAAAGAACGGCAAGGGAACAAAGAAAAATCCTGACTGGTTTTACGGCTTTAAAAGTGACATTTGGGCGGCTTATGCAGTGGGGATAACGTGGATTGATATGGAGGAAAACGATGATAATTAAACAAGACAGAGAAAATTTTCATATGTTGAATTTTTTGGATAAGTTTATGATGGGACATAAAGGATACATAGCAGGCGGCTGTTTTAAAAACATTTTCAACGGTGAAAAGATAAAGGACATAGATATATTTTTTGATAACGAGGAAGAATTTTATTGCGCCGTGGAATACTTCGACCGTCAGACAGAAGGATATACAGGCGATAACGCATTGACAGTGCAATATAATTTTTACTACGAAAACGACAATGTCAAGGCATATAAGCATATAGACAGTGGGTTGGTATTGGAGTTATGTCGTAAAAATTTCAATGACGTAAAGTCTATGTTAGAAAATTTTGATTTTACTATATCAAAGTTTGCGTATTTCAAAGAAGAAGTAACGGAGGACGACGGAAAACATATTGAATATAAAGTAATGTACGACGATAAGTTTTTTGAACACCTACATACAAAACGATTGGTAGTCGATGACAAAATGCTGTTTCCAATGTCAACATTTGAGCGAATGATACGATATATCAAATATGGATATATGCCGTGCAGAGAAACAAAATTGAAGATAGCAACAGCAATACACGAAACAAATATTGATGATATTTCGGTCAGCAAAAGTTTGTATGAGGGTATGGATTAATTTATTTTTAGGAGGAATAAGACAATGACAGTCGCAGATTTTTATAAAAAATTCAAAGAATTAATGGAACAAGGATATGGTGAATATACGGTGTCAACTGACGCGGGACTTGCTCCGTTAGTGGCTGAAAAGGCAGAGATATGGGAAGATAGCAAAGAAGTGATTTTGTGATAAAGAAAGTGAGGAACAAAAATGAATTTGATAAAGTGGATTAAGAGAAAAAGCATATTAAAAAAACGTATCATTTTTTTTGAAAAAAAGTTGAAAAACGCATCCGAAAGATATTATAAATGTACAGAAGTGTGACAACCATACTTGTTATTGGTTAACTACAAACGGATTAAAATGGTTAGGACGACAACTTAATATAGTTATAAAAGAAGATGGAAAGGAGAATTAAAATGATTTGTAACTGCAAAAAATGCGTATTCCATAAAGGAGAAACAGAGTGCCTATTACCGAAAAGCGAAAATTTTCAAGTTACGATGAATGACAGAGTAATATCGTGTCTTAATAATATTAAAGACGAAAACGACTTGTCGGCAGAAGGTAAAAAAAAATTGAAAAGTGTCCGGAGTATGTACCGGACAAGAAAGGTTGAGTAGAGCGTGAAAGATAAAATAGCGAAGAAACGCAAGAAAATGCGGCAGAGATTGAAACAGGTAGAACGATGCAAGGAAGAATCAGCATTGGTTGAAAATTTCAAAAAAGTAGCTGAAAAGCATGGTGTCAAGAAATTTAATACTAAAAAGGCACTGCAAGCCTATAAAGTTGTCGAAGTTGAGGCAACCAAAGAGGCGATTGTTAATTCTGTTGTGTTCGTTGTGTGGTATTTACATACAAAGTACGGTTGGAATCAAAAACGATTGGTGCGGTACATAACATATGCGCATAATTATTTACAACACATCGGCAACGAAACACGAACAGTAATACAACTTACTGATGAAATTAAGTCTGAATGTGATTTTGATTATCAGTCATTAATGGCAGATTTTAAACCGTTGACCTTGAAAACAGATACCGTTGACGAAGATGGTATGAAGATGATTATATACAAAATGCAGACGATACTTCCTGTGGTGCTATATCCGTTATATATGCAATTCGGTTGGCGTAAAAAACGTATGGCGGACATCGGACAAACTGCAAAATTTGTATTAATGGATATGATGAACGGCAGAATAAAAACAATTAAAGATACAATACGCAATGATTGTAAAATGGTATTTTATTCAGACGGACGTATTGAATATTTAGACAGGGGGAATTAATTTGACAAAGGAAGAGCTAAAACAGTATCGCAGTATTGTAGCGGAATTAAACGAGGTAAATGACAGAATAAACAGTAATACGGTATACGGTACTGTTACAGGCTCTGACGCTGAATTTCCGTACGTCAAGCACTGTATTTCTGTATCGGGTGTTGAGCCAACGCATATATCGGATGTCGTGTTACGTCAGCGATTGGAACGACAGAAAAATAAAATTGAATTGTTTGTTGCCGGTATATTGGACAGTGAAACACGCCGCATATTCCGATACAGGTACATAGATGGAACGGTAATGCCGTCGTGGCAGTGGATAGCGTTCAAGATAGGACATCACGATGAACAATATCCAAGAAGAAAACATAATAAATTTTTGAAAATGACGAAAATGACGAAAAATCTATGATACAATTTATAATGCGAAAAGAATGAGCAAACAAAAAATAATGCAAAACATATATACAGTGCAATATTTTGTGTTCTATATCTTACCGCTCGTTATTTTCGTAAAAAGGTAGTGTATCATCGTGAGATGATGGGTGAATATCTCAAAATTGATTGGTGGGAATAGGGATATTAAAAAAACGGCAGATTGTATGTGTTAATCATATGCAGTCTGTTTTTATTTGGAGGAAATATGGATTTAAACGATATTAAGGATAAAGCCGAGAATGTTTACGGCGGAGAAAATACAACTGAATATAAAGAATTTGAAGATAAGTTCAAACCGAAGAAAACGACTGATGATTGTTATACACCCGATAATATTTACGAAACGGTTGCGGATTATGTTGCAACACGATTTAAAGTGGATCGTAACAAGTTTGTACGTCCTTTTTATCCGGGTGGAGATTACGAGAAGTATAATTATATGTCTGATAGTATTGTTGTGGATAATCCGCCGTTTTCAATATTGGCACAGATAGTGAAATGGTATCAATCGCAAGGGATAAAATTTTTCTTGTTTGCACCGGGTTTAACTATTATTGGATTAACACGACACGCAAATATAATCTGCGTAGGGTATGGCGTGACATATGAAAACGGTGCAAGAGTTAATACATCGTTTGTAACAAATATGACAGATAATCTGATTGAAAGTAGTAGCAAATTATATAAGCGTTTAGAAAATGCAGATAAAGAAAATTCGCAAAAAATAAAAAAACAATTACCTAAGTATACTTATCCTGATAACATATTGACAGCATGCAGAATGAATACACTTTCGCAATATGGTGTTGATTTTGCGATAAAGCGAGAAAATGGATATTTTATGCGTGATTTAGATAGTCAGCGAAAATTCAAAAAAGGCATTTTCGGTTACGGTTATTTAATATCGGGCAAAAAAACTGCAGAACTTAAAGCTGCAGAACTTAAAGCTGCAGAACTTAAAGCTGCAGAACTTAAAGCTGCAGAACTTAAAGCTGCAGAACATGTTTGGGAGCTGTCGGAACGAGAGAAAGAAATCATAAAGACTTTGAAATGAAAAATAAAAAAAGAAGTGGAAAGGTGAAAACAATGTTCGAAAGAATAAAGGCATATTGGCAAAAACGAAGATACGAACGAGAACGCAAGAAGTTCATACGCAAATGGAACGAGGAGAATAAAAATTGGTGCGAGTGTCGACACAAATGCAAAGCGTTTAAACGTGCAATGATAAAAAACGGATATACGATGTAGTTAATCATAAAATATGAAAGCGAGGTGATAAGAGTGACTGAAAAGCAAAAGTTGTTTTGTGAGGAATATTTGATTGATTTGAATGCAACGCAAGCGGCGTTAAGAGCGGGATATTCGGAAAAGACGGCGTATTCGATTGGAAATGAGAACTTGAAGAAACCTGAAATTCAGGAATATATTCAAAAACGGCTGAAAGAGAAAGAGGACGCTCTTATTGCCAAGCAGGACGAGGTCTTAAAAACGCTTACGGCTGTTATGCGACGTGAGAAACCCGAAACGGTTGTTGTGACGTGCAAAGCACGTAAATCACACTATGACGACAAGGGCAAGAAAGTCACTGACGAGGCGGAACAACCGATATGTGTTGAAATACCGACAAAGGTGTCGGACGTAAACAAAGCGGCGGAAATGTTGGGTAAATACTACGCATTGTTCACAGACAAATTAAACGTTGACGGTGATATGGACTACAGCATTAAAATTGACTACGGAGGCGGTGACGAATGAACAAAATAACAGTACCGTTCAATCCGATATTCAAGCCTGTACATCAATGTAAAAAGCGTTATGTTGTAATGAAAGGCAGTGCCGGAAGCGGTAAGAGTGTTGATACTGCACAACTGTACATATTGCGTTTAATGCGTGACAAAGGGCGTAATTTGGTATGTGTGAGAAAGTCCGACATAACAAACCGTGACAGTACATTTGCCGAGCTTGAATCAGCCATAAACCGTATGGGCGTTGGCAGAGCGTGGCGAGTTACGCAAAGTCCGTTGTCGTTCACCTGTATAAACGGCAACAAGATTATATTTCGTGGTGTCAACGATAACAAGCAACGCGAAAAATTAAAATCAATTACATTTGCAAACGGTAAATTAACCGATGTATGGATTGAAGAGGCTACGGAGCTTGTGCAACAGGATTTTGAAATTATAGACGACCGTTTGAGAGGTGAACTCCCCGACGGTCTTTTTTATCAGATAAAATTGACATTTAACCCTGTATCGTCAAGTCACTGGATAAAGAAAGTGTTTTTCGATATACAGGACGATAACGTCTTAACGCATCAAAGCACATATTTAACAAACCGATTTTGTGACGAGGCATACAGGCAACGTATGCTACGTCGTAAAGAAGTTGACCCTGAGGGCTACAGGATTTACGGCTTGGGCGAATGGGGCGAAACAGGCGGATTGATATTCTCAAATTATCGCATTGAGGAATTTGAAACAGATATGAGCCGTTTTGACGCTATGGCAATAGGACAGGACTTCGGATTTAATCACGCAAATGCTATATTGACGTTAGGTTATAAGGACGGCGATATTTACGTTTGTAATGAACTGTATGTACACGAAATGGACACGACAGAGATTATCCAAAAGGCTGACGGGAAGTTCAGCAAAAGTCTTGCAATGTGGTGCGACAGTGCAGAGCCGGACCGTATAAAAATGTGGCGAAAGGCAGGCTATCGCGCAAGGGCAGTTGTTAAAAATCCGAACAGCATACAATCGCAGATTGACTGGTTAAAAGGCAGAAAGATACATATTCATCCGTCTTGCGTGAATGTAATCAAAGAGATACAGCAATGGCGTTGGCGAGTTGATGAAAAGTCGGGCGAATATACGGACGAGCCTGTCAATGTATTTGATGACGCAATGGCGGCGTTGAGATACGGTGTTGAGAGTTGGCGCAAGGATAAGAAAGCTAAAATCTATTCAAGAGAGGAGTACGGAATATGATAATTGATGAAGATATAGTCGCAGGCGGTGTGACACCGTTCATCATAACAAAATTGATTGAACGGCACGAGCGAGAGCGACAGAGATACCGATTATTGCACGATTACTATATGGGCGACCACCGCATTTTAAGCCGCAGAAAAAGAGGTAAAAACGTGGCAAACAACCGCATAATGTGTAATCACGCAAAGTACATAACGGATATGACGCAGAGTTATCTTGTCGGCAATCCTGTAACGTATGCGGTGTCGGACGAATACGATATTGAGGCAATCAAAAACGAATATTTGGAACAGGATATGCCGAGTGTTGACAGTGAAATCGTAAAGAATATGAGCATTTACGGCAAAGCATATGAACTGATTTATGCAGACGAAAAAAGCAAGCCGAGAAGTGTACGATTGGATCCGGAGCATACATTTGTATGTTACTCACAGTCGGCATTTGAAAAGCCGTTGTTTGCGGTGTATTACTACAAAAAATACGACCTTGACGGCTACTGCACAGGCAGTATTTGTCGCGTGTATGATGAATCGTTTATATATACATACACAGGTCTTGACAGCTATACGGCATTGTCATTGCAAAATGTTGAACCGCATTACTTTTTCGATGTACCTATTATCGAATACAGAAATAATACGGAAATGCAGGGCGATTTTGAACAGCTTATAACGCAGATTGACGCATACAATGTGTTGATGTCAGACCGAATTAATGACAAGGAACAATTCGTTAATTCGCTGTTATTTTTGTGTAATTGCGACCTTGACACCGAACAGGCAAAAAAATTATTGGTAGAACGTATCTTAATGGGCGACGGTGATGCAAAGGCGGAGTATCTATCAAAGGTGTTGAACGAGGCTGATACAAAGGTGTTGCGTGACGACATCAAGGACGATATACACCGTTTGTCACACGTTCCTGATTTGTCGGACGAAAGTTTCGGCAATAATTTGTCGGGCGTGGCGATAAAGTATAAGCTGTTGGGATTTGAACAGCACGTCAAGAACAAAGAACGTAATTTTGCTAAGACGTTGAGAAAACGTTTGGAGATTTACAACAATTTCTTAGTGACATTAAACGCAATGAAAGAAGTGCCGTCGCACAGGGTTGACATCGGATTTACATATAACTTGCCTGCAAACGAACTTGAAATAGCGCAGATGATTAATTACCTCAAAGGTCTTGCGTCTGACGAAACATTATTAGAGCGTCTGCCGTTTATAACAGACGCAAAGGAAGAAGTTGAAATCGCACGCAGAGAGCAAGCGGAAAAGTCCGCCGAGGATATGCGTATCGCTGAAAGTTCGGCAAGGAAAGTAAACTACAATGAAGAGTAAGGCATATTGGGTAAAACGTGCCGTTGAAGTTGAAACATATTTGCAATCGCAAGCGGACAGCGTTAAGGACGGTGTAATTAAGGCATATGAGCGAGCAATCAAGAATGTAAACAATGACATTGAGAAAACGTTTAAAGCCTATATTTCAACCGATATACCCGAAAAAGAGGCACGTCGGCTGATGAGTATAGCCGACAGCGACAAACAGTACGAAGAACTGCTTGAACTGTACGACGAAACAGACGACAAGACAGTCAAAAAGGAAATTCTAAACCGCATAAATGCACAGGCATACGGTGCGAGAATTAGCCGATTAGAGGGACTGAAACGTAATGTATATATTTACTTTAGGCACGTTGCAAACGAGGCTATAAAGGAGCAAAAGAAACTGTATGACAGTGCGGTAAAGACGGCGTATTATACGAATATTTTTGATACCGCACAAGGTTTAAACTGCGGTATTGATTTTTCACTTGTACCGCAAAAGGCGGTTAATATGGTATTAAGAGAGCCGTGGCACGGTCACAACTACAGCGAGAGAGTGTGGATACATAACGACAGATTTATACAGGCAGTCGGACAGACGATTGAGGACGGTATAATCAGCGGTCACAGCGTAAGCCGTATGACTGACAAGCTGATTGATTACGTCAAAGATACTGCACCGGGTGGAATACGAACATCAGCCGAAACACTTGTACGAAGTGAAACGGCTCATTTTATGAACCAAGGTCAGAGAATGGCATATGAGGAAATCGGCATAAAACAGTATCGTTTTGTTGCGGCACTGTCTGAATTGACGTGTGACAGGTGCGGAAGTCTTGACGGTAGCGTGTTTGATACCGACAAAGCCATTGAGGGTGAAAACTTCCCGCCGATACACCCACGTTGTCGGTGCGTTACGATTATGGCAGACGTGAATTTAACAAGCCGTATCGCCCGTGACCCGTTGACGGGTGAAAATTACAAAGTTGACGGCAGTATGACGTTTGACGAATGGAAAAACGGTTTGTCGGACGAACAAAAAAATGCATTAAAATATGTTGCAAATAGTGAAAAACGTGGTATAATAAAAGCAAGGAGTGGTTCGGTTGCACTTGAAAACCAAAGATATGGAAGAAATAAAGTTACACTTGTGAATAAAACTTATATTGAAAGCGGAGAATATAAACGTAAGTTTGATAATATAAGTGAAAATAAAGCGGTTAATAAAACATTATATGATTGTGCAAAAGCGGCGTTAAAGCACAGAAGCGGCACAAAGTTTGAAGATATGTATTGGATTGACGGTAATACGGGTGAAATTATAGCAAGCGCACTTAATGAAAAAGAAACAAGCGGTGTTGTTAAGTCTAAACGTCGGAATAAGGTTTTGGCACGATATGGAAATATTTATGCCATACATTCCCACCCTGCAAGTATGCCGCCGAGTGCAACAGATTTTAATTGTTTCTTTGAACAGGGATATAGTAAAGCTTTTGTTGCTTGTCACGACGGAACTTTGTATTCGTATACTTCGGAACAGGAAGTTTCTATAGAGTTATATAATCTATACGTAAGCAAGTTTGCAAGTAATGGTTATTCTGAAAAAGAAGCACAGTTAAAAGCATTAGCAAAATTAAAAGAAAATCATAAAATAGATTTTTGGGAGGTGGTTTAAATGCCTAATTTTCTTATAGATGACAGACCTGTTGACTTATCACAATTTGAGGGATTTACAAGTGAAGATATAGACGAAACAATAATGTATTTGGAAGAACAGGAAAGATTAAGGATTGAACGAAGTAGACATCAGACAAAATCAGAACAAGTTGAGGACTTAAAACGTTGTGAATGCGAGTATAAGACATATATAGATAATATTCGCAAGAAAAGACTTTTGAAAACAGGATAAATATAAAGCACGTTGTTAGACGTGCTTTTTTGATACATTGAAAGGCGGTGATAGTGTGAGAGTAGGCACAACATACACATAGAAGAAAGGAATGGTGATCCGATTATCTCCCTGTTAGACGTGGGGTTATACGTCTTATTTTTATACCTAAAATTACAAGAAAGGAATGATTTGAATGGCAGATACAGCAGAGCAAACAGAAAATCAAGAGCAAGAGAAGTCCGCAGAGCAGAAGTCAACCGAACAAAAAGACGGCGACAATCAAAAGGCGATTGATGACGCAGTAGCGGCGGCAAAAGAGAAGTGGGAAAAGGAAGTTGAAGAAAAATTAAAAAAAGCCGAAGAAGAGGGCATGAGAAAAGCCAAGTTGACAAACGAGCAAAGAAAAAAAGAGGACGACGACAAGGAACGAGCAGAATTTGAAAAAGCAAAGGCAGAGTTTGAACGTGAAAAAATCGTTGCATATGCCGAAACGGAACTTGCCAAAGTCGGATTGTCTGCCGAGATTGCAAAGTACATTGCAGCAGAGGACAAGGATAGCACAAAGGCGGTTATTGACAAGATAAAAGAAAGCTATGACAAAGATGTACAAGCAGGTGTTACCGAGCGTTTAAAGGGTAAAACACCGGATTTAAACGGTGGCAGTGGCGGTCACAACACAGGCAGTTTTATGGACATAATCAGAGAAAATCAAAGATAGGAGTGAAATAAATGGGTTATTTAAAAAATGAATTGACAGGTTTTGTGCCTGTCGAGCAAGCAACAGAAATCATCAAAATGGTGACAAGGGGTTCAAGTGTTTTAAGAATGGCGAAAGTCGAGGAAATGAAACACGAGAAAAAGAAGTTTAACGTACTTACAGACGGTCCGGGTGCTTACTGGGTCGGTGAGGGTGAGAGAATTAGGACAAGCGGTGCTACTTGGATTCACCCTGAAATCGAGGCGAAGAAGTTAGCCGTTATTATTCCGGTAACAAAAGAGAAGTTGGAAGATACAACTATCAGCGTATTTGAGGAACTAAAGCCGGAAATCGCAGAGGCATTCTACAGAGCGATTGACGCGGCGTGCATTTTCGGTACAAATTCGCCGTTCAAGACAAACATTATGAACGCTATAGACAGCAAGCATATGGTTGTTATAGACAACACAAATATTGATATTGCTATATCTGACGCAATGTCAATAATTGAAGAAAACGGCTATGACCCGTCGGGATTTATCGGTCGTATCGGTGTTAAGAATATGCTTAGAAAATTGCGTGACGCAAACGGCGCACCCGCATATGTCAACGGTACAACAGGCGGTGAGCTGTACGGTCAGCCTATCGAATTTGTGCGTAACGGGGCGTGGGACAACAAACGTGCCGATATTATCACAGGTAACTTCAAGTATGCCGTTGTCGGTATGCGTGCAGGTATCAATTACGAAATTCTTACCGAGGCTACACTACAAGGCACTCTTGACAGTGACGGTAAACCGCTATCACTTGCAGAGCAAGATATGGTTGCAATCAAAGCTACTATGCGTTTAGGTTTCCTTGTGGTTAAGGACGACGCATTTGCCGCATTTAAGAACGGTGTTCCGACACTTGGCGAATTGACAGTTGAATCGGTTGCAGGCACAACAGGCAACACTGTTATTACGGTATCGCCAAAGCCTATCGGCGGTCACAAGTTGGTTTACAAGACTGCCGCAAGCACCGCTCCAAGCGTTGCATATGACGACGATTTGTCGAAGTGGACAGAGTTTAACAACGGTGACGAAATCACTGCGACAAACGGTCACAAGATTACAGTTGCGGAAGTTACCGCAGACGGCAAGGCGAGAAAGTCGGGCAGTGCCGACGTTGTAAGCGGTGAATAATATGGAACAGTTGGGGACACTAAAAATGTTGTTGGGAATTAAGGACGACGAGCAAGACAGCTTGTTGTCCTTTTTGATTGAGGACACGGTTAATATGATTATGGCGTATTGTCATATTGATGTACTGCCACGTCAGCTTGAAAGCCTTGTTCCGAAGATTGCGGCGGATATGTACAGGGCGAAAGGTTACGGGGACAGTAAAAGTCCCGAAGTAGTCAAGAGCATAAGTGAGGGCGAACGTTCCGTGACATATACCGAAACCGACAACGATAAGATTTTCAGCAACTATTATAAACGCCTTGACCCGTTCCGTAAACGAAAGGGGCGTGTTCCGAGTGACATCAGTATTCAGTGATTTTTACGATAAAACTGTTATAATCGCAGAATATGAAATTGATGACTATACAGGTAAAACCGAAAAGACTGTATTGTCCGAAATCAAAGCCGATGTACAACCGTACAGCGGTGGCAGAGCAAGAGAGCAATACGGTTTAGATATAGAATGTCAAATGCGTATGTTCTGCGATATGTCAGACGACGTAAAGGTCGGTAACAGGGTTGAATATGACGGCGACATATATGATATAACATATGTGCAGAAATGGGACAGCGGTTTGGTAGCAATGCTTGAGAGGAGTAGGCTGAAATGAATTTTTCAATCGAGGGGATAGACGACGTTGTTGACAAGCTGACACAGTATGCGTCGGGCGATAAAATACAGCGAGGTTTGGCAATGGCGGGTGAAGTCGTAAGAGCGCACGCAGTGGCAAACTGTCCTGTTGCAACAGGGCGATTAAAAGGCAGTATCGTAAGCCAAGTGGACGGTGACAGTGTTGCAATCGGTCCGACTGCCGATTACGGTATTTATGTCGAATTCGGCACAGGCTCAAAGGGCGACAAATCTGTTTCGCATACGTCAAAAAGGCACTGGACGTATTACAGTGGCGGTCGATTTTACACAACGTCGGGTCAAGCACCAAAGCCGTTCCTCGTCCCTGCACTGAAAAATAACATCAGCGAGATAATCGCAAAATTCAAGGAGGGGTACGGTGTTTGATATTGGTTTGGAATTACGGGATATTTTAAAACAAATAGACGGTGTAAGTGTATGTTTTGCATATCCCGATAATTTTAATAAATTGCCTGCAATAGCATATTACACACTAACGGACAAAGGCTCAATGTCATATGACAATACGGTTGTTACGAATGATACGACTGTTCAGATTGATATTTACGCCGATTATCCGCAAACGTGTTTTGAATTGTCGGAGAGGGTATATAAATTGTTGACTGATAATGAATATTATCACGAAATGACAATGGACGTACCAAATCCCGATGATAAAAGCATAAAACATAGGACAATGAGATTTACGAAAGTAGTAGAAAGGAATGATTGATTTATGGCAAATACAGAGAAAAGAAAACCACTACCTACAATAGGTGTGGACAAGTACACATTTTTCGCAGTTAAAACAGACACATCAGAGGGCGCAACATATGGTGACCCGTATAATTTAAGAGGTACTGTCGAAATTGCACCGACAGACGCAGGCGGCAGTGATGTTTTTGATGCCGATAACGGTGCGTATGAAACATCAAACTACATTGAAAAATTAGGTCACGACATCACAAATGCCGATATTCCACCGGAAGTTGATTCAATGTGGCGTGGACTGACACAAAAAGACGGCGTTGTTGAGGTGGGCAACGATACAAAAACCGTTTATTTCGGTGTTGCGTGGAGAATTATGAAATCCGACGGCTCATACCGTTATGTGAGATATTACAAGGGTTCATACAGCTTTGCGTCAAACGTCGGAGGTAAAACAAAAGCGTCAAGCGGTGCGCCTGAAAAGCAAACTGCAAAGGCTACATACACAGCCGTACAACGTGATTTTGACAACAACTATTACGCATATTTTGACGAAAGCGATTTGCCGGAGGGCGTTACAAAGACAGAACTTGAAGAAAACTGGTTTAAGGATATGAACTACTATCCTGTAAAGAAAGCACTGTAAAATAAACGTAATTTGACATTATATGAGGTATAGTGTAGAATAAAAATAGGCTGAAAAGCCTTGATATATGGAGAGCGGTGGCGGCTCTGTTTCGGAAAGGAAATATTATGAGTGAAACCACAATACAACTTGTATTGATTTTGCTTATTGTATGGATATTAAAGAAATAACCGCCCTAACGCAATAGGACGGTTATTTGGGTAGAAAATATTTTCTACACTAAATATAAACTAATGTATTAGAAACGGCTGTTTACCGTTCCTCTTATATCTAAATTATAACACAATAAAAAATGTATGTCAAGCACGCATATAGCGTGCTTTTTGTATGCAATGAATTAGGAGGAATATTATGCAACACACATTAACATTTAAACACGATAATAAAAAATACGTTTCAAAGCCGTTCGACTTTGAGGCAATGTGTATTATTAATGACGCACATAACGATGAAAATAAAAACGGACCGTTAAATATCTGCCGAGAGGCGGTGGACTATATGTTCGAGGGAACGGACGCAACGCAGGATATTATTGATGCCATTGATGTAGGCACACATTCAAGACTATGTATGGAATTATGGAAATTCTATATAGACGCGTTGACAACAAAAAACGAGTAAAGGGCAGTAATTCCTCAAAAAGCCAACCACTGCGTACTTTGTACGCAGATTGGTTTAGGCAAAGAGGGTTATTGCCGAATGTAATATCAAAGCAAAATCCGTTTGTTTTGTTTAAAATGATAGACGATTTGGAAGATGATACGGAAGAGGTCTATACAGGAAACGACCCGTATTTAAAAATGTTTTATGGAATGTAGTGAGGTGATTTGTAGTGGCTGACGCGGCGGAATTAATAGTAAGAATAAGGGGCGACGCGTCCGACTTAGAGGCGACAATAAGCAGTGTTGAAAGTGAATTGTCAAAATTAGAGCAGACGCAAAGCAAAAATAATAATACAAGTACAAAAGGTCTTACGGCATATAAAAAGCAAATGCAAGACGCACAAACCACCTTGCAAACAAGCCGTACGGCATTGACGAATACAAAAAAAGCGTATGAGGATAACGTCAAGTCTGTAAATAAAAATGTTACGGCACTGAAAGCGCAAAAAACGGAATTAGACAAACAAATTTCTTTGCGTTCAAATGAAAAACGGTTGCTGACAGAGGCGAACAAAGGTCTTGACAAAAACAGTGTTGCATACAAAGATAACCAAAAGGCATTGAATTGGGTAAATACCGAGATTGAGGCATACACAAAGCAAAGTCAAAGTATATCCGATTCTATTCGTACGCAAGAGGCGGCATTGTCGGGAAGTAAAAAGGCATATACCGACGCACAAGCAACCGTCAAAAAAGCAACGGAGCAATACGAGGAATACGAGAAAGGCTTAAAAGCCGCTGAACGTGCAGATGAGGCGCAGAACCTACAGAATACAGGTAAGCGGTGGAAAGAAGTCGGTGAGGGTATAGATACTGTAACTAAGCCGTTACAGTATGCGGCGACTGCACTTGCCGCGGGAGGTGTTGCAAGTGCAAAGTTTGCGATAGATTTTGAGGATAATTTTGCAAATGTAAAGAAAACCGTTGACGGTACACCTGAACAGCTTGAAAAGATTAGGCAAGAGATTATAGATATGACGACTGTCGGAATAAACGGACATTCTGCCATTCCTGAAACAACGGCAGAATTAACCGAACTTGCGGCGGCAGGCGGTCAGTTGGGTATTAAGACTGAAAACATATCTAAATTTACTGAAACAATGGCAATGCTCGGCACTGCTACAAACCTGTACGGCGAAGAGGGTGCGGCAACACTCGCAAAGTTCGCAAACGTTACAAAAATGGACCAAGAAAATTTTGACCGTTTGGGAAGTTCAATAGTTGATTTGGGTAACAATTTCGCGACAACAGAATCGGATATAGCTAATATGTCTATGCGTTTAGCGGGTGCAGGTACACAAATCGGGCTAAGTCAAGCTGATATATTAGGTATAGCAACCGCGTTGTCAAGCGTTGGTATAGAAGCTGAAATGGGCGGTAGTGCGTTCAGTAAGGCTATGATTGCTATGCAAATGGCAACTACAAACGGTTACACACAGGTTAATGACGTTATGAACAAAACAGGAATGTCATTAAGAGATTTGCAACTGCTATCCGCAAACAACAGCAAGGACTTCAAGTCATTGGCTGATGGTTTAGGCTACACAAGCACCGAACTAAATTCAATGATTTCGTCGGGTGTACAATTAGAGAATTTCGCTAAAATCACAGGTAAGACAACAGAAGAATTTAAGAATTTGTTCGATTCATCTCCTGCCGAGGCGATAGACGCATTCATCAAAGGTCTACAAAATGCCGACGGTGCAGGTGAAAACGCAATCAGTATGTTGCAGGATATGGGATTTACCGAAGTGCGTTTGCGTGATTCGTTACTACGTTTGGCAAACAGCGAGGCAGGTATCACCGAGGCGGTAACACGTTCAAATACAGCATGGAACGAAAACATTGCATTGCAGAACGAGTTTGACGCAAAGGCTGAAACAACTGCGTCACAGTTGTCAGTTACCAAAAACAATATTGTTGAAGCGGCAAGAAGTATCGGCGAAACAATGTTGCCGTCAATAAAAGACGCAAGCACCACAGTAGCCGATTTTGCAAAAGGATTGTCGCAAATGTCAGACGAACAAAAACGTGCTGTTGTTAATACGGGTGCTACGGTCATTGCTTTAGGTGCATTGTCAAAAGTCGGTGTCGGAGTGATTAAGGGTGCAGGCGATTTTGTTGAGGGATTAGGAGTAATCAGCGATAAATTGCCTATTATAGCAGACGCAACGTCAGCGATAAAAGTATCGACTGCGGGGTTAGGCAGTTCATTTTCTGCATTAGCGCCGATATTCGGTGCAGTATTAGCGCCTGCGGCGGTTGTTGCAGGGTATAAGGTTGTTGCCGACCACGTTACAGAGGCTATTGAAAACAACGCAAAATTGGGTCAAAGCTACAAGGAATTATATTCTCAGTGGCAAGACGCAGACAACCAAGTTTCGCATTTGGAAAATCTGCGAAGTGAATACGAAAAACTAAACGAATCAATCAACAGCGGTACATTAAATCCCGAAGAACTCGAAAGCGCTAAAAACCGCATAAACGACATTATGCAGGAAATCAAGGCGACTACAAATGATGATACCATAAAATTAATGATTGATACGGGCGAATTTGACACCGCACTTGCAATGGCGGTTTCAAACGCCAAAGACAGTGCGAACGAAATTAAAGACGCATTGGATTTAACATCAGGCAAAAAGGCACAAAAGGCAGTATCAGAGGGATACAACGCACTTCAAAAAGGTAGTTCCTACGGTATGGACTACAAAAATCAAAAAGAAGAAATGCGTGGGTGGTTGCAACAAGCAACTGATGTTAAAGAAAAATACCAACAACTGCAAGAAGAAATGACTGCGGCGTATGCAAGCGGTGACAAAGAAAGACGCCAAAAAGCCATACAAGCGAGAGATGCGTTTGTAAATGAAATGACCGACAGTGAATTTTCAAAGGCATATGAAAAAATGCAAGGTCAGAAGTTTTCATTCGGAGAAATGAAAGACGTTCAAAAGCAGGTTGACAATATAAAAGCTGCATATAACGAAATCAGTACAAGCATTGAAAAGATGGACGAACGTGCAAATAACGGTCGTGAATCACTACAAGCTGTAGCGGAAGTGGTTACATCGGAATCTATGAACTTAAACGGTTTCAAGAATATGCAAGAAGTCTTTGAAAGTGGCGGTATTGCAGTTGATAATGTATGTAAACAAATCAAATCAACTATGACCGATTTGGGGTTTGAAAATCAAGACATTGCCGCACAAATAGCGCTGTTTAAAAACGGTTTTCAAGACCTACAAGGTGCAATTAATAATAACGCATTAGACGCTGTTGTAAATGATTTTGTCAAACAAGGTAAAGAAATCGGACTAACGTCAGAGGAAATAGTCACGAAAGCCGCATTAATGAAAAACGGTTTTTCTGATATTCAACAGGCTGTAGCGTCGGGTGATGTAAGTGGTTTAGTGAAAGACCTATCAAGTTTAGGTGGCGATTTGGGACTAAGCACAGAGCAAGTTGACGCATTGGCGCACAGTTTGGGATTATTGCCTGAGGATAAACATATTGAAATTGACGCAAGCGGTGATGTGTCTGCAATCGAGAACGCAAAAAATGCTGTCGAGGAAATAAATAACGCAGGCAATGTACAATTACAAGTCAGTGCCGAGGGCGATATTTCTGTATTAGATACGGCTGATTCAAAGCTACAGGAATTAATCAACAACAACCAAGTTACCATAACATTTAATGTAGATACAGGCGGTTTTGATATTAACGATTTGAATGGTAATAAGTTGGGTGAAATCACTGCAACGGGTAAAGTTATATGGACTAACGACAGCACAGAACCCGACAACTATACGGCACCACCCAAAGAGGGCAATGTTACATTTAAGAAGAATAGTGCAGAACCTGACGGCTATCAACCCGAAGACAAATTTGCGACAGTCCATTATACTGTTTCTGTTGAGGGTTCGTCTATAGAGGGACTAAGCGATAAAAGTGCTCCTGCGGCACGTTTTGGCAGTACGGGAACGTTCGTCAAAAAGAAAGTCGCAAAAGGTACGCAGAACTTCGAGGGCGGTTTGGCAATGGTTAATGATGAAAAGGGTATATCTGACCCACGAGAATTAATCGTTGACAAAGGACGTGCATTTATACCACAGGGCAAGGACGTGTTGTTGCCATTGTCAAAGGGTGCAAAGGTGTACACAGCGTCACAAACCAAGGCGATAATGTCGGGTATGGGTATACCGCATTACGCAACAGGAAAAGACAATTCGGACGCGTTTACATCAGCCAAGGACGATTGGACGCACTACACAAAAACACACGCAGTAACAACCGCACAAGAACTTGAAAAGTGGCTTGAATTTCAAGAGAAATTCAAATCGAACGACAAGGATATTGCCGACATAGAGGAACAAATATTCAGTCTGACACAGAAACGCACGCAGGAGTTAAACAACCTGTCAAAGTCGTACATTGAAGAACGCGCGGCACTGAATGACTGGGACGACAACGGCGACAATCCTATTGACGCATTTACCCGTATTCGTGACCGCAATATGGCGGAAGTCGAGGCAGGGCGTATGACGTGGGAGGACTATACGACAGAAATGTCAAGTATAGGTTCAACGTTATACGACAATATGACCGAATACAGTCGTGATTGGTTGGAATACCAAGAAAAATACAACGGTATGAGTGCCGCCGATTATATAGCAGGTATCGGCAGAATACAGACGTACACCGAACAAATGTACGCACAGGGTATAATCAGCCACAAAGAATATGTAGAGGCAAAAAACAAGCTGAATGATGAGTATTTGGACAAGCGTAAAGAACAAATTGAGAAAGAGTACGACATATCAAAAAACTACATCAGTGAACATACATATTTTAACGACTGGCAAGATAACGGCGACAGTCCGCTTGACGCATACAACCGCGTTATGGACAGGCACCGTGAGGAATTGGCGAACGGCGAGTTGACACAGGACGAGTTCGACAAGTATCAAAGTGAATTAGGTTCGGATATGTATTCGGAGCGTGTGGAGCAGTCCAAGAACTGGTTGGAAGAACAACGCAAGTATTACGGTATGACCGATGAAGAATATATCACAGGTTTAAAACGTATTCAGCAGTATACACAGGAATACTATGATTTGGGGTTAATCAGCCGCAAAGAATACAACGAAAATATGACTGAACTAAATCACGATATGTTCGACCAAGCGGGCGAATCGTTTGACGATATGCTACAGCAACAGCAGGACTACATCAACAAACTGCGTGATGAATTTTCTGCACAGGAACAGGCCCTACAGGACAGTTGGACGGTAGAGGACCGCAAGGCTGATATGTCCGAAACACAGGCGCAGTTGGATATTTACGCAAATGCAGTAACAGACAGAGGACAGCAGAAGTACAAAGAACTGCAAGAGCAGATGAAACAACTGCAACGTGATGAGGAGCTGTATCAACTGCAAGTCAAAAACAATGCCACTATTGAAAAACTGGAGGCGGAGTATGACGCGTTGGAAAACAGCAAGGCTGATTTCATCAAGTCCATTGCAACCAACATTGACAGTATAGACGTGACGGGTATTGTGGCGGATATAACACAGGAAGTCAGCGGCGGTAATGATAAGATAACCAAGACTTTGGGCGAGATTATAGAGGCTATTAAGGGCATTAAGATTGAACAGCAGAACTATAACAACAACAGTAAAATCACAATCAATACGACTGACAGCGCTGTTTTGGGTAGCTATGTATAATGTGCGGAGGTAGAAAATGCGAAACGGATTTTATTTTAAAAACAAACATTCAAACGATTTCGGAGTGACTGTACAAACGCAGTCACGTCCGATTAAACCGGAAATGAAAATACAGACATATGACAGCCCGTATATAGACGGTGAATATGATTTTTCAACGGCAAATGCGTACAACCGTGAATTTTATAAAAACCGTGTATTTAAAATGAATTTGCAAATATCGGCGGCGGATATGTCGGAGCTGAACAGCAAAATCACAAAAATCACAACGTGGTTAATGGGACGTGGCGAGTTGATATTTGACGACACACCGAATGTCAAATGGAACGCAACAGTTATTGAAACGATTGACTACAAACCCGAAAACTACGGTCACAAAGCGGTCATTTCGGTGTCGTTCAAAGTGCAGACGTGGGCGGCGTTGGTATTTGATATTTTTGACGGTCCGATATTGGATAGCCAAAACATCAAATTAGATGATGAAATACCAATCGGACCGAATGAATATTACACGATTACAACGGCAGGCGACAGTACAATACATAACACAGGCGACCGCCCTGTCAGACCTGTTTTGCGTGTTACAAACGTCACAAAACCTACAACGATAACCTGTAACGGTATCAGTATTACGGTGTCGGAAAACTGCGTTATTGACTGCGACAAACAGTCGGTAACAGACGTAAACGGCAACAGTATTATGAAAAAAATCAAAGGTAGTTTTTTTGAACTGGAAACAGGGGCGAATACAATAAATTTATCTACGACGGCGACGGTTGAATTTTCATTTTATCCACAGTATGTGTGGAATACAGAAACGGAGGATATATACAAATGGGACAGATAACATTTATGCGATTGCACGACAGATATGCAGACAGTTTTGAAACAGGTGAGGTACTGAACAACGCATATAACATCAAAGAAACAAGGATATTGAACGATACGGGAAGTATTGAATTTGACTATCCATACGACGAAAAGGCACGTCTAATCAGTCAAAATATGTTGGTTAGTGTAAACGGTCATATATACGAAATCAGCCGAACAACACGAAATATGAACGGTGCGGATTCACTGCACGTTTACGGTACACCGCATTTTGTGTATGAGGCGCAGAAAGCGTTTATACCGACAATCGGCGACCATATCGGTGAAACATCAAGAGCAGTGCTGCAAGCGGCGGTAAAGATTATTTCGGATTTCAAGGAAGAAGTCAACGAAAAGTGTATTTTTCACATTATGACAAATGCCGAGTTGACCGCCAAAGGAATGAAGTGGGTTGCAGATGATGAACTGCTGATTGATTTTTTCTCTACCGACAAAACAAATTTGTGGGACGTTATAAAAACGATAATAGAAAATTTGGGGCGTGGCGAGATATTCCACGAAACAACTATCGACAGTAATAACAACATTGTATGTAACATTGCCATTGTTGAACGTATCGGCACAGATAACGGCGTCAGACTGCGTTTAGAAAAGAATATGCAAAGCATATCAATAGAACGCAACGTAAGCGATATGATAACTCGTTTATGGGCGTTCGGAAGTGATGATTTAACGGTCAGCAGTGTAAACGGCGGCAAAGCATATATAGACAGTCCAAACATTGAAAAATACGGTGTGCAAGAGGGGTACAAAGATTACAGCGACTATACGTCAGCGGACAAACTGTACCGCAATGCAAAGTGGGAATTTGATGAGGATAACGAGGATAGAATTGATGCACCGCAGTTGACAATCAGCGGTAAATTGATTGACCTATCAAAATTAGCCGAATACGGCAAAGCGGAAAAGTTGGAAATAGGCGATACGGTACACGTATTTGACATAGACGGTACGGAATATGTGCAGAGGGTAATTGAGTATCAGGCATATCCGTTGGAGCCGAAAGAGAGCAATATATCAATCGGGCATATCAGACGTGATTTTTTTATCGGACTATGGCAGACAGAACAGGCAACAAAGAAACATGCAAAGTGGCAGACGGCGAATAACAGCGTAAACATTCGCAAAGTGCAAGGAACGGTGAACACAGACCGAAACGAAGTGCAGAGCGACAACGAGCTGTTGAAGATTGTCGGCGATTTGCTGACGATAAAGGACAGTCAAAGAGATAGAATACATATCGGTAATGATGAAGTTGATAATAAAAAACAATTTGTATTTCTGTTATATGACGTTGACGGAAACCCTGTAATATTTTTTGATGAAAAGGGTAACGGAATTTTCAGCGGTACAATAAGAGGTGCAAAGATTGAATCAGATACTGACATCAATGTAAATAAAGACGCAAGTGTAGGACAGTATTTAAGAGTTGGATATATCAGCTCATATGTAAACGACGAGGGCAAGACGATATATAAATGGTCTGATGAAAGCGGTATATTATTAAGCGGATATACAAGCATTAAGACTACAAACGGCGGTAATAACCTTGCAATCGGAGCGATGTCATCAATAGAGCTTAATGCTGCTAAGGTTATGCAGAACGGTAAACGATTATTAAATGAAAATGATTTAGATAGTCTAAAAGCACAAATACACGAAATAGAAAAGAAAATTGCAGGTTTGGAAAGTTAGTAAAATAATAACTCCCTCAAAAAGGGAGTTATTAAGCTATCTCAAACTATTTATGGCAGGTATGATTGTTGAAACATAATAATCATACGGAATTAAAGTAATATCATTCTCTGAATAAGGTATATTTTCAAGAACAGATATTCCGTCATGACGAGTTTTATCGTAGAAGTATGAGCCTGCAAATTCATAATTTCCTAAACCAATATCTTGGAGCATTTCTTCAATGTTTGATTTACGGACATATTGCACACCGTCAATAACTTCGATTGCGACTTCCGGCAAAGGTGACAAGTCAGTGGTTGACGGCTTTACAGTCGGTGTCGGTGTTGGTTGTGCGGCGGTATCGGTATCAATCGTAATAGTGTTGTCACTGAAACCAACATTGAAACCGCCGACAGCGTCGGCAACGTCACGTAATTTAAAATATGTATTATCGTTGATATTGTAGCCCTCTATCGCCGTTTCTGTACCGTTTACGGCAACAGGGAACGGGTTAGCCGTTACGGCATATTCTACGGCGAAACCTGTAGCGGTTGCACAGATTATACCGCCTGTTATAAAACCTAATATAAATTTGTTTTTCATAATATTAACCTCCTTTTTGGAAATAGTATATACCAAATAATAAAAAAATTCAATAAAATTTTGTAAAAAACATTGACAAATACGTATAAAAGGCGTATAATATAAAATGTAAGGAGGAGATGAAGTGAAAAGAAAAGATTTCATCAAGCTGTTGGAAAAGAACGGTTGGACATTGAAACGCAACGGCGCAAATCATGATATTTACCATAACGGTAAAGAAACAGAGCCAATACCACGACACAGAGAAATTGATGAAGATTTAGCTAAAGCAATCATCAAAAGACGGGGACTTAAATAGTCCCCTGTCGAGGTGATTATAAATATATATTTTTTAAGGAGGAATAAATATGCGAGAGGCATACCCAATAATTTTAACGCGGGGACAAAAATACGTTGTTGTATCAATACCTGATTTTGATATTAATACACAAGGTGAAGATTTTGCAGACGCAATGGAAATGGCAAGGGACGCAATCGGATTAATGGGAATAGATATGCAAGACGACGGGAAAGAATTGCCGACACCAACACCAATATCAGAATTAACAGTTGAAAATGGTGTTGTGACATTGGTAGATATAGATTTTGATATTTACCGTCGTAAAAATGAACTACGGGCAGTCAAAAAAAATTGTACTATTCCGAGTTGGTTAAACTATGAGGCGGAAAAAGCAAATATTAATTTTTCACAAGTATTGCAAAATGCGTTAATGGAACAGCTAAAAATTAGCCGATAAAACAAACAGAAATTAAGCACCTTTCGGGGTGCTTTTTTCGTACCAAAAATGAGGTGATAAAATTGTACACAGGAATACCACCATAGCACGCTTACGGCGTGTTTTTTTAATGAAAAATCCCAATCAATTACGATTAGAAAGGAATGATAAAATGAAATTAAATTTTAATTTTGACGGAAAGACGTTTTTATCGAAATGGTGGAAGATTGTTCGTGATAATTTCACGGCAATTCAAACCGACCACAACACACTATCCAACAAATTGGACACAGAAATCACGCAACGCACCAACGCTGATGTGGGTTTAGCGAACCAAATCACAGCCGAAAAAACGGCGAGAGAAAGTGCTGACAGTTCGTTAAGCAGTCGGATAAACAACGAGGCAACAATACGACAGGCGGCGGATAATGAACTGCAACGTAATATTGACAGTGAAATCACCGAAAGGCAGACGGCAGACGGCAAAAAGGCTGACAAGACAGAGTTGTACGGCACTGATGAAACAACGAAACATACTGTTACATATTCATTGACTGCGGCGGATATGGCTGTCAGTATCGACGCAGGACACAGTACAGGCACGGTTACAGTATCGGGTAACACGGTTAAATCAAAAATCCTGTTAGACGGTTATTCAATACAGGCGGCGGATTTATCAGCAACGTTCGGTTGCGGAAAAGGTGAGGACGGCGACAAATATATTTGTATATATTATTCACCCGAAACAGGTACACTGACAATGACGGTTGAAGATGTTGAAACGTCACCGGAAGAGGGAACTGTCGCATTAATGACGGTAGGATATAACACAGCAACAGTAACAACAATGTACAACAGGGCGCAAACGTTTACAGGTATCAACAATTTGAATGGACTAAAAACCAAAAACAAAAATTCATTTTTAGAGGCGGTTAATGAAATTGCAACAAAATTGACAACTGAAATTTCGGACAGAATGGACGGACACGATTCACTGTCGGACAGAATAAACACCGAAACAGGAGAACGGCAGGCGGCGGATATGCAGTTGAGCGCACGTATTAATTCAATAGGCAACAAGGCACCGCTGAACCACGCAAGTACGGGTACAACATACGGTGTGGGTGACGCAACCAATTACGGACATTTGAAATTGTCGGACAGTGTAAGTTCAAGTAATTCAACAAGTAACGGTTGTGCGGCTACACCCAAAGCCACCAAGACTGCTTACGACAAAGCAGTTGAGGCATACAAGTTGGCAAACGATAAATTAGACGCCAATTTTGTATCTAATGGCTATGTAGGTATTGATGAAGTCACAACAACGCTGAGCGATATGTGGAGTGACAGGGGAGCACCGCCGACAACGATTACAATAGCGTGTGGTACATCAAAACATATGCTAACGACTGATTATTACTGTAATGGCACGAACGACCAAACAGTGATTAATAATGCTATATCAGCATTACCGTCCACTGGTGGCAAAATTGTATTGTTAGAGGGTACATATAACATCAGCGGTCAGATAAATGTAAATAAACCGAATGTTACTATTTGTGGTATGGGTAACAGCACCGTATTGAATTGTAAACAGGGTATATGGGGCATTGCCGCAACGCAACCTAATTTTACTGTCGCCAATTTAAAAATGACATTTGACACCTACAACAGTACATCAATCTGTATTTACGCTTCCGGCAGTCGTTGCAAATTTGAAAATTTGGATTTGTCTAACGCAGTATATGGTATTAACTGCGGCGGTGGGCATTCGATTATTCATAATGTGACTGCCACCGATAACAATATAAACATTCATTTGGGGTCAGCCTACAATATTGTTTCGGATTGTTACAGTGAGGACGCCAAAGAAACGGGTATTCGAGTTGAGGGCATATGCAACATTGTAACAGGGTGTCACATATCCGACGCCGGAACATACGGAATTTTAGTTACAAGTGGCGGAGGAAGCAAAGTCGCAGACAACATTATAATACGTGATAGTTACAGTGATTCGCAGTATTCAATATATGTGACATCATCAGCATATAACAGTTGTACCGATAACGTTATGATAGGCAAAAACTATACAAACGTAGGCGGAACGACTAATTCATTTATTAGTAACAAATATTCATAATGGGGGTGCAGATATGCAATATAGATTTGACGGAAACAAATTGCAGTTAATCAAATATGAAATAACTGCAAAGAGCATAATAACAGGAACAGACGACACTGTCATAGAGCTAACCGACACGCATACGGCGTGTACGGATAGTGAACGTGACGAACTGTTGCAACATTATCCGACGGCAACAGTAACCACCGTAGATAATACAGGTTACGAATGGTTAGACGGAATGCAATTTACACAGGAACAGTTGGCGGACGGTGAGTTGGAACGGGCGGTTGAAATGGGCGAAACCGCCTACAATGAAATGAAAAACGCACCGTCGCAAGATGAAATTAATGCAATGCTGATGTTGAAGATTGCAGAAATGGAGGTAGCAATCACAAATGAAAAAGTATCTGATTAAAATTTATTACAAAAAGGGCATTTACAAAGATAAGGATTTAAACACATTTGTAAATGCCGGTTTTATCACGGCAGACGAAAAGAGAGAAATTATGGAGGAGGGCTAATATGGAAAATGAGCAAAAAGAAATGTGGGAACGTCTGACGGCGGTTGAGCAGTCAACCAAATCGGCGCACCACCGTTTAGACAGTTTGGACAAGCTGACAGAGAGTGTCCACATCATAGCCACGGAAACAAAGGCTATGCGTGAGGACGTGAACGATATAACGGAACGTGTGGACGAAATAGAAAAGCGTCCAAACAAACGATATGAAACCGTTGTCGGTGCGATATTAACCGCATTAGTCGGCGGTTTGATAGGTTATTTTGTTAAAATGTTGGGTTTTTAGTATTTTAAAATTTAGGAGGTATGTAAAAATGAAAGATTGGTTTAAAGCGGCAGGAATAAGAGCAATCAAGACGATTGCACAGACAGCGATTGCGACAATCGGTACGGCCGCCGTACTGGGTGACGTCAACTGGGTAATGGTTGCGTCAGCGGCGGCATTGGCAGGTGTATTGTCATTGTTGACATCAATCGCAGGTTTACCGGAAGTAAATAACGAAAAGGAGTGATTGAATATGACGGATAAAATTTTTATAAATGCAGTAAAAACATTAATCGCAAATTATTTTAACAATAATGTTGATGTGACAGACGGTAAAAAAATCACCGAAGATGATGTATATATCGTGTGGAGCTGTAAGACGTTGCAGAATTTCAAGGCGTTGGCGTCAACAACTGTATCGGACGGAATGTATTACGAAATAACCTACAATGGCGATAAAAACGAGATGTATTTTGACGCGTACAAGAAGTGGAAAAATATGACCGTAAAGGAGTGGTAATTTATGAGAATAGGAATAAATTGCGGACACACTGTAAGCGGTACTGTCGGTTGCGGTACAGTAGATTACATAGACGAAAGCGTAGAGGCACGAAATGTCGGATATGCACTTGAAGATTTACTTAAAAAAGCAGGGCATACAGTGTATGACTGTACAAATGATTATGCACCGACAGTAAGTTCAAATCTAAAACAGATAGTTGATATGGCAAATTCACAGTCACTTGACTTGTTTGTATCAATTCACTTTAACAGTGGCGGTGGGCAAGGTACAGAGGTGTGGACTTACGGCGGCAAAAAGTTTGATGAGGCAACAAATACTTGCAAGGCAATAAGTGAATTGGGTTTTAAAAACAGAGGTATTAAAGACGGCTCTAAGCTGTATGTGGTACATCACAGTGACGCGAAAGCTATGCTTGTAGAAGTGTGTTTTGTTGATACGGACGACGCAGAAAAATATAAAAAGATTGGTGCGGCAGAGTTCGCAAAAGCAATTTTCAAAGGAATAACAGGGCAGGAAACAGAAAGCGAGGATTTAACTATGTCACAATATACAGAATTAAAAGAATTAATCGAAAAACAGGCGGCAGAAATTGCCGATTTAAAAAACATCAACAAACAGTTGGTGAATGTAGTTCAAACTACAATGGTATACGATTTCAATGATGACAATATGCCACCGTGGGCGCGTCCTGCGGTGCAGGCGGCTATGGACTGCGGAGCAATACAGGGTGATGAACAGGGCAGATTGGGATTGTCCTACAAAGATTTACGTACCATTGTACGTGAATATCGTTGCGGACTGTATAATAAATAG